ATTTCATACTCAATTCTTATCTGTAATTCGTAAGAATCAATTAAAGATTCAGCGATAACATTAGTAAGTCTTATTCTTGGTTCAAAGTTTTTAAGTAAAACAGTGATTTCTCTTTCTAAAAATGATGAAATGTCATTCAAATTCGTCTCAAATAACGAATCTTCGATTGATGTGCCCAATAAGTCGTTAAAAAATCTCTCATTAATACGTGTTCTGCATAAATTGATCACTGATCTCTTTATTGCATCTTCATTTTTCAACACAGTCACGTCATTTGTGACAGGATGCCGAGTAAATGATAAACTTATGTCTTTAAATGCACGAGAAATTTGAACTGCCATTCATTTTGATATATTTTTCCTAATATATCTATAAGGGTTTTTTGAATAATAAGTTTATTTATTCCCCTTCCTTCAGAAATTGAGGTTTTTCCTCCTCTTTTTCCTCATAATAGGCATCAGCATCATATTCACTAATCAGTTTTTTACCACTTTTGATGAATTCTTGTGACTTATCGAGTTTAATAACCATTTTTTTCTCCTTAATGATTTATTTATCCTAAGTTTGGTTCAATTGCTGTATTTCCTGCTCCAATATTCGGATCTACTTCAACATTTATACTAAAATCATTCCTTTCTTTAGCTGTTTTCCAGAAATAATTCTCTTCAGAACCTAATCCATCACGATCATGACCATTCTCCACCTGATAATACACGGTTGATACTTTAAAATCAGGAATCTTAGGTGTCTCAGGAGTGATACTATTGTCATATATCCTCATTCTGTTATTTGGATACAAACAAAACTGCCCATTGTCTAATTCTAAGAGGTTATGACTCTTATGTTCAGCTGGTTGTTCACTTGTAGAGTAGTCAATTGCATCTACATCTTGATGATAATTGTCTAAAGTGCAAATATATGTGCCTGTTTGGGTTCCATAGTCTCTTGTAAGCACTTCATAGTGCATCGAACCGATAAACTGCTTTTGTACTGCTATGACTCCGTAGTCCATACAATTCCAAAACTGAAGATTATGTAAGGTCATGTCAGGTTTCGGTGTCTCAGGGTCGGTTGTGAACGCAGAGATAGGTAATTTATCAAACATCGCAGCATACTCTGGTAGGTATGTCTCAAAGTAAAAGGCACGACCAGGTATACTCTTAGCAGAAACCCATACTCCTTTTACAAACTCACCATGACCACTCTTATGGTCGGTTAGATATTCTTTTCTTACCCATACCTCGTAGGAGGGTAAATTTGCAATTAAACAAGCCATTTAACTATGATGATAAACTTCGACGTAAGATTGACATTTTGGACAAGTAAAAGTGGAGAAGAAATCGTATTCTGACTCCTCTCCATCATTTATGTCTTCCATTGAATGATCGGCACCCCAGATCAACTCAGTGCCACAGTGCCAGCAGTTCATCTGCCTTGACCCCTGTATCTCTTCTTTGCACCGTTACGACTCGTAGCAGAGTACTTACTATGCTTTCCTTTTCCTTGTCTTGTCTTCTTTGGACGACTTTCAATTAATGAATCACCCATACTGAATCTTGTTGCCATAATTAATAATTCCTAAACTTTAACGACGATTTTTTGACTTTGACGACGATTTTTTCACCGCCATTTTGTAAATGGTTTTGACTCCATTGCGATCTTATCCTTTGCTTCGATCAACTTTGCTGTCTCGATCTCATCACTTTCATCAGCATTTGTATGATGTGTGACCTCCTTGAGAGTCTTAAGGTATTCGAGAACGTGCTCTCTTATCTCCATTAACTGATCATAACAACCCTGATTGTGGGCACAACCTCGAAGATTGTGATCTGGTTTCAGAACTGACTCTGTAAACAGGTCTAAAGCCCTCTGATACTTCTGAGAAGGTGTCTCAGATTGATCGATTGAATTTTGATCGTGCATAGCGTCCTCCTAGATGACTCTTGTTTTTTCGTGCCCGACTCTGATAAGTGGATCGCACCAGATATCGAATCCTGCCTCGATTGCGTCTAGACAGAATGAAACGTCCTCTCCACACATATCCTGTACCTCTCCAGACTCAAAGACTTGCATCTTTGGAGCAAACCAAGGATATTTCATTTCGGTGTGCTCAAACACACCATTCTTGATGAGCACCCAACCGAATCCTGTGTAATCACAAGTGAACGGTTTTGTTCTCTTACTCATGGTTTCGAGGGTCTCGTGGTTCATCACTCCACCGTTCTTACGGAAGTCACCTTCCTCTAACCAGTGAGCAATGGAAGTTGTTCTCCCATCTTCTGTACAGTACCAACCAGCAACGATCTCTCTTTCCTTCTCTGGATCGACTATGATGTTCTTACCTACTACCTGAGTGACTACTTTCCCTTCCTCATCCTTTTGCTCTGTACCGTCTGGATTTAATACTGGTTGAATGATATCCTCGTAGGTTCTTGCCTCCTTTGGAATTGCGTTGTTGATTAATCTGTAGAACTTCTCTGTATCAAACATAATATCGCTGTCAATCCATAACTGATAGTCATACTTTAGATTCCCGTCCCAAGGCTTCTGATCAGGCCCTCGTAGTACATTTGCACCAAGACACTTACATCTTGCGAAGTTTACCATACTACTGTAATCTTGTGATATCTGTATTGCTGCACCGTTCTGTACCAGATCAAAGCAGAGACCTACGAAACTCTTCAGAAACTGATAGGATACACCTCTACCAGGTAGACAGAATACGATTGTCTTGCCTCTGATTAGTTGTCTACACTCTGCAATATTAAACTCGTCCGTATTCTTTTTCTTCGGTGCGTCTGCTTTTACTGTAAATCCTTTTGCCATAACATCGTAATAATTACATTTACATTATACCATTACAATTCAATTCATGCAACAGTTAAGGTATATATCGTAGTCTTTTTTAGTCGAGGGTCGGTTCTTCCAACCTTGACAGCAGATCCTCTAAGTCATCTTTCAACGATCCATCGATAAGCAGTATGTTATCATTCTCTAACCGATACTGAAGAGTCTCCATTATAATGTCTTTCTCGTAATGGTCTACACTGATTTTCATTTTCCTATTGTGTAAGTTTATTTTTATATATCCTTTGCAAACCTTAGACGACCTCTGAAGCCGTGGGAAATTTTTTCTCTGAAAATGGTTTTGAGTCTCTTTTTACTGGCCGAATATTTTTTTCTACACAAGAATCACAAGTAGCAATGCCATCAGAAACAAGCAGAGGTACATCAAGGGCTTAAGTAATCCGAGGTATTTGAGACCTGATGCAATTCCAATGAGTTTTAATATAAAGTTCACAGATTGTCACCTCTGTAGGTTAGGGTAGTTAGTCGTTTTTAAATCGGCAAGGGGACGGGGCATAAAAACGCAAAGGGGGGAATTAACTGCCCCTCTGCGTCTGGTGGTGTGGATTAATAACCTAGTTCAAAGCACTCTGTGATCTTATCATCTATAGAGTTAACTCTCTCTAATACTGGTAAACCCCCGATTAAGTCCTCTGGATCCATTCCTTCGTCATCATAGTTTTTATAGTCCTCTAATGCTGCTGCGATTGTCTCTAATTCTGCTTCGGTTAGTTTGAGATTAAAGAGTTTCATAATTAAGTGACCTGTCTGTATATAATAATTATACACGAAAAATACACGAAAATATCACTTTATCAGCAAATGTGTATATTTCAGGCCATCAGGAGCCCAGCCTTATTATAAGACGAACGAATAAATTGGCCCGACTGATTAACAACAACTCTCCAGTATTAGGCCCGCTTATGTTATAAGAACTGAACACTAATTTAAACCCTTATGTGTTAACAACTCACTGCTAATTACGTTTGAATTGTTTATAAGAATCTAAACAGATTGACTGCCCTGTGTGTTACTTAAGACCTGATGAGTTGTTAACACTTATTGCTGTGTAGCTTTCTCATACATTCTTTACACTTAACACCCGATAATTGACTGTCCTTAAGTGTTACATAAGACCACGAACATCTGGCTGGATTGTTATTAGATTGTCTGCCTATTATGACGAATTGTTGTTACTAACTCATAATGCACTAATGTATAACGAATTACCCCTATTATACCACGAATTGTTTATATTTTCCGTATGTCATTGTTCCCTTATATAACACGAATGTGCTTGACTTTTATGGGAATTTGTGTTAAGCTACACGCCAAGATCACAATAAGCACTAACATTTAACTAACGTATTCTATAAGGATTCTATACACATTCTAAACGAAATCTATAACGAATCCATATATGTTTTTTTAGCCATTTAAAAAGGTTTTAAAAAACACGAATCATAGACGAAAATAAGGGTAATCTGTCTCTAGGTCTAGGTCATACTCATCAAATTCTGTGACGAAGTAAAGACTATTATTAAGACTCACGAATTTTTCCTTATCCCTTATAAACACTAGAGTTTCAAGTTCTAACTGGTCTTGGGTTAGTTCCCTTAATTGCTCTAGTAATTCCTTATACTTCATAGGGTTGAACCTTTAATACTTTCCACTTGCATTTGAGTAAATTTCTGTGCATCTAACTTTTGATAAAAATTG